ATCGAATTCTGCCAGACTCACCCGGTGTGCATTAATGGCCATTGGTTGATGGTCCGAGATGGACTGACCGCCATGGCCAAAGATTCGCACACCGTCCTCGGTTTGCACACAAACAGTGATGCAAAGGCGTGGCTGGGAGCTATTGGGGAGTGTGGTATGGCCTTATCTGGAGGCGTGCCCATTTTCCAGGAGTACTACCAGACCTTGCTTAGGAACGCTGAGGGCCACAGGGTTGGGAGCCACCCAGCACTCGAATCGGGATTTGCCCGATTGGCTGCTGGGATGCACCGCAACTACGGGCCGATAAGCGATGCCACGAGGGTCAGTTTCTATTGGGCATTTGGGCTATTGCCCAGCTGGCAAATTAAGCTCGAGGAGCGATTGCGCCAGTCCGTGGTTGACATGCAACGGTACCACCGTAAGGAAAGTACCCAGGACCAGTCTTTCCTCCTCACCCGCACGGCTTGACGTGCCAAACTCACAATGACCAAATCTAACAAGCGAAAGCAACAGAAGAAGGCCAGAGCTCCTCGTCGTAGGAGCTCACCTGTCAACCAACTTGATCCGGCGGCATCCAATTATGCGAGGCTACTAGCCGATCCTTGCGCAGCTCCGGTCGTACACCCTGTGTACCCTGGTGGTGGTGCCGGGTTTTTGTTCAGGGCAGACTCATTCTTTACTGTTGGGGCCACCAGCGGGGCCACCTCCGGTTATCTGCATTGGATACCGAGTTACCCAAATGCTGGTGACACCAATCTGTTGGCCGGCGCCGGTGCTCTGGGAACGACTGTTATCCCGAGCGTGGCGCTTACCACCGGCCCGGGCAAAGCATTCCTAGCGTCCAACGCGAAGGGAGTGCGATGCGTTGCGGCATGTATGAAAGTGACCTTTCCAGGGTCCGAGTCTACCAGATCTGGACGTGTTCATTACGGCCAGACCAACGCGTCTATCTTAGACTTTGGCGATTCTGCCACTGCCGATGATATGGCTACGTTGTTGCAACATTATACCAGGACCCCTCCAGAGACCATCGAGCTTATTTGGAAACCTGACGTGGGTGATTTCGAGTTTAACGACCCGACTGAACCCACTGGTGCCATTGTGCGTGATAGGAAATCTGCTATGACTGTGGCTTGGGCTGGGTTGCCTACAGCCGTGGGATTGACATTCCATTTGACTGCCGTATTTGAGTGGACCCCTAAGGGTGGCCTCGGCGTTGCCGGTAATTCAACTGGCAAGGCAGTTAGCCGCAACACCTTCGATGATGTTGTCGATTATCTGCAGAATGCCGGATTCACCTGGGTCCGCCAGGCGGGAATGGCTGCTGGGGCTGGACTTATGTCCGGCATTTCACAGACATTCGGGCTAATTCCAGCCAACCGGAACATGAGACGGATTGGCATGGGCCAATGACCAATGTGAGTCGGTCGCTGACTGTGGGATCGAGAGCGTTAGTGATTGGGGGGGATTAAGAGTGTGTCACTCTAGGTGCCGGAGAAAC